GGCGTCAAGGTCGGTAGAGCCTGTGCGCCAGTGGCCATGCACGGGGCTGTTGACCTTCACGGGACGGCACTGACGTGCGATGTAGGTCTCGATGGGGAAGGCAAAGGGGCGGAACTCGTCGACGTCCTTGTCATAGTCTTCGGCCTCGATACCGGCGTCGCGGACGTCGGTGGCTGTTGCGGCCTTGTTCTGGAGCTGGGTCTTGCCACCCTGCTCATCGGTCTGAAGGGCCTCGCCTGCGGGCAGGGCGCCACTCTCGTCGGCGGCGGCACGGCCTGTAGGGTTGGTTGAAGAATCATACTCGTTCATATTGTCCGACGGGTTGGCGGGGGTCGCCAGCTCTGCCGGATCTACTGCCATAGCAAAGCCCAGGTCTGCTCCCAGCAGAGCTGCGGCAACCACAAGCAGCGATGACAGTACGCTCATCTTGTGGGTTTTCATAAATCTGTAAATGCCCATATTGATAAGTTTTAATGGTTTCTATTTCACGCCCGCCCACGGACTTGCGGGTCTCTCGGGCTTGGGTTCTGCCACGACGCCACCCTGGCGTCCTGCGGGTGCGGGGGGCATGGCTGCTGCGGCATTGCGGTCGCGCCGTGCTGCGGCGATCTTCGCATTGCGGCCTGCCACCTCTCCCTCCTGACGGGCGGCTGCCACGTCGGTGTCGTGATGGATGGCGTTATATGCGAGGTCGAAGTCCTCGGCCCCGTACTTGTTCTCCATGCCGTTGAAGGTGATGGCCAGGAGGCGCAGCATCACGTCGCGCTTCTCCTCCAGGGACAGCCCCTTGGCGTTGCCCCACTCTTCGAGGGCTTGCAGGGAGTTCTGCCAGTTGCCCTCGGCCTCGGCCTCCAGGGCGTCGTTGGCGGCCTTGCGCTCGCGCCAGCCGTCGAGCTGGTCTTTGAACTGCGCCTGTCCCTCCTCGCTGATGCCGAGTTCGTCGCCGAAGACCTCCACCAAAGCGGTGCGGGGGTCTCCCGTCTCTATCCACTTCTGGATGAACTCTGCCGACGAGGGGTCGCTGACGAGCAGGTCGCGCAGGCGTCCGTTGTTCTCGTCGTAGGTTGCTTGACGGCTCGCATAGTCCTCAAGCATCTCGTTTATCGCGTCGTCCAGGTCGGACACCCCCTCCTGCGGCTCGGTGGCTCCGAGGTCGGCGAAGGTGCGGTCGGGATAACGCTCCCGTGCGCGGGAGAGTAGGTTCTCGCGTGCTGACACGGGGGTCTTGTTCTCTGATTCTGCCATAGTGTGTCGTATTAATTTTTTATTCCTAACCAAAAGTACCACCCCCCAAAGGCCGTGTAGGTATATCTTTACCCATTCAGCGCACATATTCGTAATATTTTTGCCCCACTATTGGTAATATTGCTGATATTGTTATAATTTTGCTTATATATGACTGATAGATAGGCGTGAAGAACACCGACCTGAAGAGGGCGAGGGACTTGGCCCTGTACCGCGAGTTCAAGAGGATGCTGGCCGAAAACGGCTTCCCCACGATGCGCACCGCCGCCAGCGCGGTATGCAGGAGGCCGTCACCGCGTTTCTTCATAGAGCCTGAGAGGGCGTCCCTCCTCGTGGGCTGCATCATCAACGGCATATCCCTGGCGAAGCACAACCCCGCGACGCAGCGCATGGCGCGCCAGCTGCACGCCAACTACGAGCAGTACCTCAAGGACAACCCGGGATGCAGGCTCTCGCGGGAGCGCATCATGGAGATCCTCGTGGAGCAGCCCGCCCCCGAGTTCTACATCGGGGCGCAGAGCGCACGCAAGATCATATACCGGGAACGCAAGAAGGCAAGGGCGAGATGGGAAAGATGGCGCGAAATATAATCATCGCGGCGCTCGTGGCGCTGTATGCAGTCTTCGGCATCCCCGACTATTTCTACGGCGACGGATGCTGGTGGCTGCGTGCCGCGACATACTCCTTCTTCCATGCGAGCTGGTGGCACCTGGCCGTCAACGCCCTCGCGATATGGACGATATACAGGTTTCCGCCCCGAGCATGGCGCGACCTCATAGTGCCGTACCTCATCGCCGTGGCGGTGTACCCCCTGGCGCTGCGCCCTGTGCTGGGCTTCAGTAACGTGCTGTATGCCGTGCTGGGACTCCGCACCCCGCCCCTGAAGAACGCATGGTGGCGCCAGCCGCAGGTGCTGACGTTCCTCGCCGTGACCGTGGCCCTCGTCTTCGTGCCCCAGTTCAGCGCCACGACGCACATCGCGGCCTTCGTCGTCGGGATGATAGATGCGGCGGTACAAAGAAAATGGAGACATCTGACACGTGATTGCAGAAGATATCTATAGCGGGATCGTCGCCGAGAACGAGAAGAGGTGGCAGAGGCTGCGGGCGGAGTACGACCCCGTGACCGGGGCGGGCGTCGCCGAACTCACCGGCAGCCCCCGCGTGCTGCTGTCCATCCCCGACTATGCCGTGCCCGAGCAGTGGGTGCCGCCCCAGATGATGGACAACGTCCTCGTGAAGGAGGTCGCCAGGGCGGGGAGCATAGACAGGTACATCGCCAAGAAGAAATGGAAGTACGGCGCCCCCGACCATGCGGAGATAGAACGGCGCCTGCGGCGCGTGCGCCAGCGCTATGACTTCGTACACTGGGCCTTCTTCTGCATACGCATAAAGCACAAGACCGCCCGCAAGAGGGTGCGCTTCACCCTCAACCTGCCGCAGCTCTCGGTGCTGGGCATCTGCGAGAGGATGCTCGCCGAGGGACAGCCCATCTCGCTCATCATCCTCAAGGCCCGCCAGTGGGGCGGCTCCACCTTCTGCTTCTTCTTCCAGGTGTGGCTCCAGTTCAAGCATAACGAGTTCCACAGCTTCGCCATAGCGGCGCATACGTCGTCGGCCTCCGAGACCATCCTCACGATGCTCAAGCGCACCATCGCGGACTACCCCGCCTGGGACTTGGGACTTCCCGACGACACGCGCCTGCACCTCGCCCCCGCAGACTCCACGGGTCACGCCTTCACCCTCAAGGATCAGGACAACCGACAGGTGCTGGAGGGATACATATACATAGGCACGGCGGAGAAGCCCGACACCCTGCGTTCCAAGGACATCTCGGGCGCACACTACTCCGAGGTGGGCCTCTGGCCCGACACCCCCATGAAGCGCGCCGAGGACATCATCGCCGACATCGACGGAGGTATGGCGCAGGACGAGGGCACCATGCGCGTGATGGAGTCCACGGCCAAGAGCAGCGACGACTACTTCGCGGACGTGTGGCGCCAGTGCGCCGACGGCGCGGGAGGATACACCCAGGTGTTCGTGCCGTCGCGCGACATCATCTTCGACAACCGCAAGATAGCGGACATGCGCTCTTTCGTGGAGTGGCTCGTGGAGCATAAGGACGACGACACCCCCAGCGGCAAGTGGCGCGACAGCGGAAAATACTACTGGTGGCTCTGGGAGATAGGATCTACCCTCGAGCATATCAACTGGTATCGCTACCTGCGCCTGCGCCTGTCCTTCGCCCGCGTATGCAACGAGGCCCCCGAGACTGCGGAGCAGGCGTTCTTCACGGCGGGCAACCACGTCTTCGACCCCTTCCTCGTGGCGCAGAAGGCCAAGAGATGCCGCCCGCCCCTGTACCTCGGGGAGCTTGTCTCCGAGGGCGAGAAGGAGGCCGCCGCCCTGCGCGACATACGTTTCATCCCCAACGCCACGGGAGACCTCCGCATCTGGGAGATGCCCGACGACTCGCCCGTGAAAGACCGCTACCTCGTCGTCCTCGACCCCCGCAGGGGTGCCAGCGAGGGCGCCGACCCCGCCTGCATCACCGTCTTCGACCGACTGCTGATGATGCCCGACTTCGGCCTGGGCGGCAGGCCCGGCGTCGTGGCCGAGATGAACTACAAGGCCGACCCCGACCTCCAGGCATATGACGCCATGCGCCTCGCGCGGTGGTACGGCAACGCCCTGCTCGTCGTGGAGTCCAACACCCTGGAGCAGATGAACGAGGAGCGCAACAACGGCCTCGACAGCTTCGAGTACATCATGGACATCGTGGCAAAACACTACGACAACATATACATGCGCTCCGCGCCTGAGGAGAACGTCAAGGGCAAGGTGGTCTACAAGTGGGGCTTCCACACCAACCACGGCACGAAGCCCAAGATCATAAACTTCATGAAGGAGTGCCTCCGCGACGACCTGTGGGATGAGCCGAGCGACATCTGCTGCATGGAGATGGCTTCCTACATGGAAGACCACGGCAAGACGGACGCGGAACACGGCAAGCACGACGATGCCGTGATGTCGCGCGCCATAGGGTTGTGGATATGCTACAAGGAGATGGCCACGCCCACATGGATACGCAGGGCCGACACCCCGCAGGGCACCGACATACGGGGCGACGATCTGGGACTCACAAATCTATAAGTATATGAAAAAGAACAGTTTCTTCAGGAGAATCTTCCGCAAGCCCGCGATACTCTTCGTGACGCTCTATGCCAACCACATCTACAAGGAGGGCGTCGCCGCCGCCAAGAGACGCAGGCTGCGCGAGGGATGCACGGTATACCTTGCCGCCAGCTCATGGCGTCCCGACCACCTCGTGACATACACCAAGCCCCAGTTCAAGAGGGAGAAGAAGGTGTACGGCGTGGCGGCACGCCTGCTGACGATGAACACCCTCCGCGCGGGATGCTACTACCACACCCCCGACCGCTACGGGATGAATGCCATGGAGGAGAAGGAGGTGAAGATACGAAGAAAGGCGTTCGTCAAGGAACGCCTCTCTCTCGCGGGACTCATATAGCCTGCTGTATTCCAGGCACGGCTGGGGCCGGGGCCTCCGACTGCGGCACCGCTTCCGGCGCGGCCTGCACGGGTATCCCGGCCTGTGCTGCCTGTTCGGCCTCCGCCTCGCGCGCCTCGCGCATCTGGCGGAGCTTCTGGATATAGCTCTTGCGTGACAGCTCCGTATATTCGTCGCCCGTGATGACGCCCATGCCGAGGAGGTTCAGCAGATCCTGCTCCTGCATCTCGCGCGCCTCCAGCGAGTTGGCGCTCTCCAGCAGACGGAGGTCGTACTCTATGTCCTTCACCTCGTTGAGGTTCACGGTGCTGAAGTCGGTGAGGCTGTCGATGCCTCCCGCAATCTTCTTCCACCGTTCAGGCTCGTAGAACATCGCGAGGTTCTTCATCTTCTTGATGAGCACCTGGCGTATGAAGTTGCGGAACTGGTCGAGGAAGGCGGCCACGGACGTCGAGGCGTTGGTGGCCATCTGCGCATACAGCGTTCCCGAGGTGGCACGTCCGGGGTCTTTGCCCTGGAGCGCCCCGTTGATGGGGCTGCCGCTGTCCATGAGGTCTTTGATCATCGCGATCTCGCGCGACACGTCCACGTTCTGCGCCGCGCCATAGAAGACCTTCGGCATCAGGCCCTCCTCGCCGGGCTTCATGTCGATGTACACCATCTCGTCGATGGCCGTCCAGCTGCGGGCGAAGTCCTCGAAGGAGATGTCGTCGGGGACGATGCTCTTGGGGACTACGGTCACGCCCTTGGCCTGCGTGCGCTTCAGCCACTCGCCCAGTATCCACTGGCGGTTGATGGCTATGTTGTGGTCTATCGCGTCGTTGTTGTATCCTATGATGCGCCCGTCGATATATGAGAACACGAACATCGTGAAGGGATGCACGCGGTCTGCGTAGGGACTCTCGCCCTCCCACAGTATCGTGCCGTCGGGGGCGAGGAAGCGACAATACCAGAACGTGTCCATGAAGAACCCGCTGCGCTCCAGCTCGTCGCTGCCGTAGCCGTCGCCGATGATGTAGGGCACGTCCTTGTCGTCCCACCCCGCCTGTGCGGCGAGGGCCTTGCGGCGCTCGTTCTCGGCCTTGATCTCCTTGCGGTATGCCTTGTCGTCGGCATCTATGATCTCCTCGGTGCCGTCGTTGAGGTCGTTGAGGCGTATGCGCGCCCGCGACTCCTTCGTCCACACCTCGCAGAAATAACAGCGGCGCGGGTCGCTGGCGTCCATGAACACCAGGCGGCTGTCGTCGAAGCGGTCTTCGAGGTCTTCCGTGCGGTCGCTGCGGAACGTGGTGAACTGCTGGTGGTATATCTCCTTCAGCACGTCGTAGTCCGACGGCTTCTTCACGAAGCGGGCGCACATCTCCTCGCGGGTGCCGTAGCGTATCAGTCCTATGGTGGACAAGTCCCAGAAGCGGGGGTCGGTGCCGTCGGCGTCGAAGAAGAAGCGGTTGGGGTTCACGTACTGCGTCCAGGAGTCGAGCCTGCGGTCGGGGCCGGAGGTGTCGTCATAGCTCTCG